ACAAGCTGATCGAAGACGGCTGTGACGACTACGAAGGCGCGGTCGAGTACTACGAATACAATCAATTGGGCGGCTGGCACGGCGACAAGACGCCGGGATTTCTGGTGAGGTTATCCGACGCGAATCGGGAGTTATAAAATGCCAATAGATAAACCTCTGGAGAATTTATTCAATCAGGATGATTTCGATATGGGTCCAGAGGGGCTCATGGTTATTGAGGAAGAAGAGGTTATTCCGGGCGATTCTTCGGTCACGGAACTGGAAGACGGCGGAGTCGAGATAGATTTTGATCCATCAGCGGACATAGGTAGTGTCGAGACGGAGTTCGACGGCAACCTCGCTGAAGTCATCGAAGACAAGGACAGCCGCACAATCGCAGTCGATCTCATTGCCAAGTTCAATGCCGACAACAGAAGCAGGTCGGATTGGGAGCAAACGTACAAGGAAGGACTCGACAATCTAGGTCTGGAGATTGAGGACCGCACCACGCCATGGGCTGGAGCCTGTGGCGTTTTTCATCCCATGTTGTCCGAAGCCGTGGTCAGGTTCCAGAGCCAGACGATCCAAGAGATCATGCCAGCCAAGGGTCCGGTCAAGACCCAGATTTGGGGTACTGACACGAAGGAACGGCAGCAACAAGCGAAACGTGTTCAGGACTACATGAACTATCAGCTTATCGAAGTGATGACCGAATATCGGTCTGAAACCGAAAAGCTCCTGTTCAGCTTGCCGCTTGCCGGATCAGCGTTCCGCAAAATCTATTTTGATCCGTCGCTGGGCAGACCGACTTCGATGTTTGTGCCCGCAGAGGATTTCGTTGTGTCGTACAACGAAGCGGATCTGGATCAGGCAGAGCGTTACACCCATGTGATGAACCGAAGCACGAATCAGGTGAAAAAGCTTCAGGTCAGCGGGTTCTATAAGGATGTGGAACTCACGACCTCACACATAGAAGAGAACCCGATCACGGATAAGTTCAACGAGATCGGCGGTGTTAAGCCTTCATATGATGCCGAAGAGCGACATCAGCTTCTGGAGATGCACGTTGATCTCGACCTTCCGGGCTTTGAAGACCCGGACGGCGTAGCCCTTCCTTATGTGGTCACCATCGACAAATCCAGTTCCACGATCCTTTCAATCTACCGAAACTGGGACGAATCCGATGAACACAAAGTCAAGAAACAGCATTTTGTTCATTATGGATACGTTCCGGGCATCGGATTCTATAACCTAGGCTTGATCCATATGATCGGTGGACTCGCGAAGTCCGCCACCAGCCTGTTGCGTCAGCTTGTAGACGCAGGAACCCTTTCCAACTTGCCCGGAGGGCTCAAAACTCGTGGACTCAGAATCAAAGGCGATGATACGCCGATTATGCCGGGAGAATTCAGAGACGTTGATGTACCGGGAGGGGTCATCCGTGACAACATCACCTTTCTTCCTTATAAAGAACCTTCTTCGGTCCTTTACCAGCTATTGGGTAATATTGTGGAGGAAGGCCGACGCTTTGCGTCAATGGCTGATCTCAAAGTAGCAGACATGAACCAAGAGGCTCCCGTAGGGACCACTCTTGCTATCATGGAGCGGGCAATGAAGGTGCAGTCCGCGATTCAGGCTCGTATCCACGCGAGTCTGAAGCAGGAATACAAGATTTTAGCCAAGATCATCCATGATTATACGGACCCCGACTATCCTTACGAGACGGATGCGGGCGAAGGCATCAAGGCTGAAGATTTCGATGACCGCATTGATGTAGTGCCTGTTTCGGACCCGAATGCGTCTACCATGGCACAACGCATCATGCAGTATCAAGCTGCCCTGCAATTAGCGGCTCAAGCCCCGAATATGTATGACCTCCCGCTTCTGCACAGACAGATGATGGAATTGATAGGTATTCCGAACGCTGACAAGGTCGTACCCGACACGGACGAGGTGCCACCTACCGATCCCGTCAGCGAAAATCAGAATATGCTTACACAGGCTCCTGTCAAAGCGTATCAATATCAGGATCACGAGGCACATATGCGTGTCCATATGGCGATCAAGAATGATCCGCAGATCGCACAGGAGATGCAGAACAGTCCTGCTGGTCAATCGATATCCGGTGCGCTTGATTCCCATGTCCGCGAACATTTGGCTTTCAAATTCCGCAAGCAGGTCGAAGAAGAGCTTGGCACGGAACTGCCGCCGATGGGTGAGCCGCTACCGGAAGATATCGAAAGCAGACTCAGCAAACTCGTTGCCGATGCCGCCGATCAGATGACTGGCAAGAAGAAGCAACAGCAGCAGGCCGCACAGCAAGCCGCGCAACAGAAAGACCCGATCATCCAACAGCGCGAACGCGAGCTTGCGATACAGGAGCAGGAAGTCCAGCGCAAACAGCAGGCCGATTCTGGGAAACAGCAGTTGGAACAAGAGAAGCTTGCCGCGAAACAGCAACTCGACCAGCAGAAGCTCGCGTTGCTTGAGGAGAAGCTATCGTCTGAACAACAGATCGATGTGGCAGAACTTCAGTTGGAACAACAGAAGCTCGCATTGGACGAGCAGGAACTAGCGATAAAGACGGACGCGGACGAAAAGAAAATGGCAGCTTCTCAGGAGCTTGAAGGCGTCAAGCTTGGCAGAGAAATGGCAAAGGATAATGACAGTGAGTGAAGATGTTTTGTCGTTGCTCAAAAAGAAGATCAGGGACCATATGAATGAATTGGCGGATCACCTTGCGATAGGTGGCGCTAAGGACATGGAGGAATACCGAAAGGTGTGCGGAACGATAGAAGGATTGGCTTGGACGGAACGTGAAATCATAGATTTGGAAGATAAGTTGAGGGATTTTTAGCTTGTAACCCGCCGTCATGGCGCAACAATTCAACGAGAGGTCGCAATGACTGAACTCGCAGAGGAAGTTATCGAAAAGTTGGTGTGGAGCGATGACGAAAACAAATACGCATCGCAGTTGCCTGAGCCGAAAGGCTACAAACTATTAATTGCCCTTCCTGATGTTGAGGAGGAGACTGAGGGCGGCATCATCAAGTCTGCACAGTCTCAACATGAAGAGTCTATCTCCACTGTTGTGGGATGGGTCATGTCGATGGGACCAGATGCTTACGTTAACTATGGTAGGTTCCCCAATGGACCGTACTGTCAGGTCGGTGATTGGGTGATCTTTCGGGCGTTTAGTGGCACAAGGATTAAGATACACGGTAGGGAACTGCGCCTAATCAATGATGATACCGTAGAAGCGGTAGTAGAAGACCCCAGAGGAGTGGAGAGGGCATAAAATGAGCGATGAAATCGGAAGAATGAGCGAAGAAGACAAGTTTTTGGGCGTTAGAACCACGATTGGACCGCCTTCGGACACTTCAACTTCCGCACAAGCTGATGAAATTGATGTCGAAGTTGTGGATGATCGCCCCGAAGATGATCAGCGTCCTTCTGGAGAGGCTACGTCATCAGATGATGATATGGCGACGGACGAAGAGATCTCAAACTATGGGAGTCGTGCCCAGAAACGCATCAAGAAGCTGAAATGGGAGTATCACGAAGAACGAAGGGCAAAAGAAGCGTCTGATAGGCTCGCAGGCGAGGCTGTGAGCTATACACAGAACCTCCAAGTCGAAAATCAACGGCTACTCAAGCTCGTCCAAGACTCGCAGTCTGCTCTTAACCAGCACAGTACATACGGGGCTCAGGCTGCGGTTGCCATAGCCGAAGCTAATTTCAAACACGCACACGAATCTGGGGAATCGGATCAGATTGCTCAGGCACAAAAAGCTCTGACCAGCGCACAGTTGGCGGAAGCTTCTGCTCCTGCGGTGTCAAACAGGGTCATAGAGAAGTGGAAGCAAGATGTATTGGCCGAACAACGTCAGCAGGCCCAGCAACAGTCAGAGCTTCCTCCAGAAGCGTCACCAGCGGACCCCGCAGCCGTGGAATGGCAACAAAACAATCCTTGGTTTGGTGATGATGAGGAGATGACGAGCCTTGCATATGGTGTGCATGAGAAGTTAGTCAAGAAAGAAGGTATTGACCCAGAAACTCAAGAGTACTATGAATTAATAGACAAACGTATGAGGGAGAAGTTTCCTGAGTACTTCGGCGTCAGCGGCAGAGGCTCTTCGGGGTCCATGGTCGTTGAGCCCGCAACTCGTCGCAAGGCGAGCCCCGTGGTTGCACCAGCTATGAGAAACAACGGTGCGGTGCCACGCAAAGTCACATTGACTTCGACCCAAGTCGCACTCGCGAACCGCTTGGGGATAACGCCACAGCAGTATGCTGCACAGCTTATCAAGGAGATGGCCTGATGGCTGACGAACGCGCTCCGAAAAAACCTAGGGCATTGGAGACTCGTGAAGACGAGGCTCGTGATATGCCTTGGGAACCCGCATCCATACTTCCAGACCCAGAGCCGCAAGACGGATGGGTGTTCAGATGGATACGAACTTCAATGGTTGGCACTCTTGACAACACGAACGT